TAACATTAGTTAATAGATTACCGCTACCACTGAAGTAATTACTGATTACCAAATTACCTAAGTTAGCATTACCTGAACTTACATTTCCTGTAACCGTCAATGATGTTAACGTACCTACGCTAGTGATGTTAGGTTGTGCGTTTGAAGTAACAGTAAATACGCCAGTTACATTAGAGGTTATTATATTAGTTACATTTAGCGTGTTGGTAGATTTTTCATAAGTTAAGTGAATATCGCCGGTCAATGCACCACTATCATTAAATAGTACTTGTTTATTGTATGACGAGCCTATACCTCCACCGCCACCTCCTGACATTGCACTCCAACTTAAATTACCAGTACCGTCGGTCGTCAATGCATATCCATTGATTCCACCAGTAATTCTAACGTTACCGGTGTCTACAGTAATGATGCCAGTTAGTTGACTAGCATTGATATGACAGTTAGGACTGTCAGTTAATATCTGTGTAAGTGTAGGTTGTATTCCTACAGGAGGATCCAATAACGGATCATTGCCTATATAAGCATTTTTTGTGTCAGTGGCAAAACCTAATTCACCAATGTCTAATTGAGGTAAGTCTGATTCTGCGCCCGTGCGAACTTGTATTTTTGATATTTGGACTATGGCCATAGTATAACCTTGTATATTATACTATTTATCAAGTTTTAAAGGAACATCGAATAGTATTTTTCTAGTTTACTAAACCACAATTCAGTATATTTGTCAAACTCAGCACCCTCAATAATAAATTCCTGATAGATACTATTAGGATCGCACATAAAGATAACACCTTTACGTATTTTAGTACCATGAACTTCATTGTGTGCATTAGCATAAGCGGCTAATTGAACAAAGTAATCATCGATCCACTCACGTTTTTTAGGCTTATTAGTCTGCTTATGATCCATGATTGCCTCGGATCCATCGTGTACTCCGCATAAGTCAGTAGTACCTGCATATATCTTAGGGTAGTATAATGGGACTTCTGTTCCCCAGAATTCATTACAGTTAACAAGTCCTTGTTTAATAATGCTCTGGGCCATACTATGACTTTGAATACTATAAGGATTACTGCCAGGATCTCCCGTCTCACCAGTCTTTACATAGTTCTCAAGCCACTTATGCATTCGTGTTCCACGACCTGCAGCCTCTGTAGTAATTGCTTGTGCTTGTTGGGTACCAACACGCTTACGCCAATTGTTTAATGCTTGTTTACTTTCTTCACTTTTAGTAGCATCAAGTACTGTAGTGACACTAGGGAGTTTTTCTCCGTCTGGTGTAGCATATCTACGTTTACCGTCGATTGTTACACGCTCCATTGGTTGATAGATATATTTGTTTGGGTTGTACATTTATCTATTATAATACAAAGTTATGTGTTTGTCAAACTCTAAATGATTCCCCGCACCCACAGCGATCCCGTTCATTGGGATTCTTAAAGTCAAAACCCTCGTTCAACCCATTACGTACATAGTCTATTTTCATACCCCTTAGATATAGCATATCTTTATTAGATATTAATATAGTGAATTCAGGGTATGTTATACGTTCGTCAAATGGATCGAACTTTACTTCTTTAATATATTCTAATACATATGCTAAGCCACTACAACCCGTAGTACGCACTCCTATACGTATACCGCTATTATGTGTTTTGATTAATAATTGTTTTACTTTATTAACCGCAACATCAGTTAAATAAACCATGTTTCTCTTTATAGTTATCTACTGCTGCTTTTATAGCATCTTCTGCAAGTATGCTACAATGTATTTTAACCGGTGGGAGGGCAAGTTCTTCAGCAATACTTGAATTAGATATCGTTCGTGCTTGGTCAAGCGTTTTTCCCTTGACCCATTCTGTGATGAGACTACTACTTGCGATTGCTGACCCACATCCATAAGTTTTAAATCGTGCATCTGTTATTACTCCATCTATTACTTTAATTTGCAATTTCATTACATCTCCGCAAGCAGGTGCACCAACCATACCAGTACCTATATTGTCCTCGTCTTTGGGAAAAGAACCCACATTTCGTGGGTTCTCATAATGGTCTAAAACTTTTTCACTATATGCCATGTTATCCTAATGGGTTGGGTTTATTTGCTTGTCTGCTTGCCATTTGTTGTAGAGTCTTTTGATTATCCCCTACTTGTTTTTCTTGGTTATTCATTTGATCCATGTCTGGCTCTTGACCTTTAAAAATAACTTCTTTATCATTAATGTCAGCAATGATATTACTAAGAGGTTCTTTTTTAACTATGTCAAATAAATCATCTTTGTCAACAGGGACATCGTGTTTTCTTAATATCTTTAAGAAAAGTTCTGTTGATAAATTTTGATGTTGACCTCTATAACGTGATTCTAAATAACTAGCAACGGCAGTTAGATTGACACGAAGTGGGTCATCATCAGCAAATTCAAACAGTCTCATTTTAGCGAGTAGGTCTGCCTACGTTTGGCTCTTCTTCTGGCTCTTCTGGCATTTCAGCGCCCATGTCATCACCCATGTCAGGCATTTCTTCGTCACCGCCTAATGGCAATTCTTCTGGCATACCCATATCGCCGCCCATTCCCATATCTTCTTCGCCACCGAAGCCACCACCTTCACCGGTGATAACACCTAGTGCTGAACGTAATCCTGTCTTGGATTGTGCTAATGCAGCTTGTAATGAAGTCAATGCTTCAGTTACTTGAGATTCAAATTGTTCGCTTTCATTTGTACCAAACTCTGAACTAACACCTTGAACAACTGCCGGTAATTCTTTTACTAGCATATCGCTTACAGATTCAATCATTTTTTGCATTTCGTCAATCATTTCATTAGCTGCTAATACAACTTGTGACTTCTCAACTTCTTCGTTCTCTAATACAATACGTGGATTGTATATTGGGAGAGTTTTCAAGTCACCGTAGCGATGGCTCAATGCTTGTTCCATGAACATTAGTTTCATGTAACTTGGATTTTGCTCAGTAGGTACGCCCTTACTGCTTTCTTTCAATTCACTTATTAAACCTTTGACTTTAGACAACATACGCTTTGTGTCGTAGATGCCCAATCCGTCAACGTTTAAATTAGTGTTGAAATGTTCCTTCAATGCTTTCTTTGCATTTAAAGTAGGTTTGTTATTAAGTTCGTTTAGTTTCATAGTTCTTCCTAGAGTGCTAATAATATATTTATCTTTAATTGAATTATTTTGTCAGTTTATTGAATTGCTGATCCTGTAATGTGTTAGAAATACTCGCAAAATTGTCTAATTCTCGGACAATATTAATCTTTTTTAATGCTTCTTCGTTTAACTTAGTGTATGCAAGAGACATGGAATCTGTAGTTTTTCTGGACTTTAACAGTTGTTGCTGTAACTGAATATGTGAGTCTGTGCTAGCCAATAATATGTCTAATTCTTCTACTTTTCTAGCATACATTATCTTATTGGATTTGTCCAATGTAGCCCACATAACTGCGTTACGCAAACTGTTAAAATTCTTAACGGTAAATGTATTAAATTTCTCTATGACATAGACTCCGAATTTCGGGGCTTTAATGAGATATTCATCATACATAATATACCCGTTTTCATCTGGGTATATAATATGTTTTTTAATCTCACCTATATTGTCCTTATCTAAGATACGTTTAAGTATCTTAAACATTCGTTTTTCATTCATCATTTATAACCTCAAAATGTATGTTCTTTAATTCAGGAGTAGTATCTAAAAAATTAGGTAATTTTTCCCACTCGGTTCCTACTTTAATCATTGGTACTCCGTCACAGTCGGTAAACAAGTTACCCAATTCGTTGATCCCGTCATCATATACCTTATCATGTGGAATAGTAAATTCAAAACTCCAGTATGATTGCGTGGTATCTTCATTATCAAATAAGAAACCAAATATATCTAAACTATTATCAAAAACAACTATTTCCTGTACAGGTTCAGTGATGTTTTCTGGTTGACTACGCAATGATACAACTTGTATTATAGTATCAAAATTAGTTTGAGTATTTCTAGTCTTTTCCCAACGTTTTGTTTGGTCAGGTGTTCCATTGATAGGAGGTCGACGGTTTATATTTCCAGTCTTTGTAATGTCAAACAATGTGTAGCATCTTAATTTAAAACTCATACAGTATTTATAGAGGTAAAAAAACCCGAGAAATTCTCGGGTCCTTTTATAGTCGTTAAACTAAAATTACGCTAGTTTGAAACCGTTGTTAGCAACAGTTGCGCCAGATAGGTCGAACGTGTTAATTGTACCTAAAGCACGAATTGTTGCTTGTAAGTTGTTGCCATCTGGAGCTGCAGAACCTGAAGCTGCTACCCATGCGCCTGTTGGATAAACTGCGATAGACATGTTAGTTCCAGTACCAGTTGCATGAACTTGATAGAAGTGAACTGTAGCCAATTGCGTGATACATTGGATAACTGCTTCAACTGCACCTGCCGTATCCATCTGAGCAGATGGATCAGCGCCTAAGTCTATAGCGAAGAAGTCTAATTTAGGACCAGCGATTTGAACTGCTACGCCTGTAGTTGCGCCACCAGCGCCATTTAATTGGTCGATTGCGAATACCGGTAGTACGTCACCATGTGTACGATCTTGTTTTGCCATAATATTTTTCCTTTAAAAATTTGAGTCTCATATAGATACTCATACTATTATTTATGCCTGGACGAAAAAAATGTTGGTTTAGCGGCCTAATAGATTCTGACGGCTGAATCCCATACGGTCTACAAACTTAAACCCATACGCTACATAGCCCTCTTGAGTCTGTGTTCCATCTTGAAGATAGCCCTTGACCGGGCTATTTTTGCTTGCTTTATCTAGTTGTTTAACAACCGGACCTTTTAGATTATAGATAGCACTCCATATCATAAAAGCCCCAATCAACCCTTGCTTATTAATCTCAAAATGTCCGGGGACTTTCTTCTTTGTAGCAGGATCAACATATCCAAACATCTTGCCTCTTACTGCATCTGTTAATTGCTTACTACTAGCAAAAGCCATAAAATCTTTGAGTAAATTATTGAAATTACCCTGTCGTACTTTCTGATTAATAAAACTAGTGAATAAATTACTGTTTAAGAAACTTTTACATCCGGCGGGTGCAACTAATAATTGGTCTACTACTTGGCCATATTGCTGAATTAATTGGTCTGCTTTACTTTTCTGTTGTTCACTATATTTTAATTTAGCTTGTATAGGCATTTTACTAGGAATAATTGCTACATTGCTATTGTTTTTTAATTGACCTATACTACCATTTAAACTAGTTGCTTCATCGGTACTAGCAGAATTAGGTTTAATAAATTGATGTACTGCTATTCCAGCAATTTTACCAGCCATTAATTTACCCACTTCACTATTAACATCTACTGTATAAGTAATGCCATTTGGATTTGCTTTAAATGTATATAATCCGTTATTTTCTTGTAATGGTTGACTGAATAATAAGTCACCCCAATAATATCCTTGACCTTGATCCTCTTTACTTAATCCGGCCCATACTTGATTTAATATTTGATGCAATCCTGAACGGTCGACACCACGACCCAAATCGTATTTCTGAAATAATTCGGGTGTGTATGCGATACGTCCTGCAGCATCTGCTTTATTAAACATGTGCTTATCCATAATGGCAAACTTACCATTGCCACCACGACCAAATATAATTGCAGGATATCCGTCCCATTTAATTGTAACTACGTTAGGATTTTGTACAGTAGATACAATAGCATTTACTGCTGTTTGTGCATAACTACTACCACCAATAAATACCGAATCTTCAGGATGGTCTAAATGCCCCTTAGCCTCAGTAATTATAGGGTTATTAATCGTAGTTAACGTTTCAATTAATTCACGTATTGAATTCATAATTTACTTACCCTGTGCCTGAGCCTTCTGTATTGCATTAAGTAAATTAGCATCATTCGGATCATTAGGATCCAATCTGTCGCCGGCTGCCATCATATTTTTTTCTGCAGCAGGTTTTCTTTGTCTAGATGTAGATTGTTGTACTGAATTAGTGGCCGCCGATACACTAGGATTGCCGCCGTTGTTAAATAAACTTGCTATAACATCTTTATACTGCTTAGGTGCAATTATCTTTATTTTCATTAATGTTATTCCGGCAATACTTAATAAATCATCAATTTCTTGAGGAGTATTGCTCATACTTCTAATTTTAGATATAATTTGATTTGTGTCTGGATCTAATTGCGGAGCACTAGATGCGGCTGTAGCAGCCACTGGCTGAGTTCGTTGGGTTTGTTGCTGGCGATATGAATATCCACCCTTAGGTAACATTAATGCAATGTTATAAACTACATTGGCCAATTGTTGTGTTGCTTGTGGACTTGGGTTAGTAGTAACTGTTTGTTTAGCATTATCTAAACTTTGTTGATATGATGTAGGTAAGTTACTAGCGTCCCAGTTATTCTTTCTAAAATACATATCCATAAAATCATCTATATTTAAATTAGGATGAATTTTATATTCTTTATCATATTGTTGCGTAAACAGTTTGATAAAGTTTCTGTGTTGGTTTGGATCATCTAGACCGTTTGGATTGGTATATTTACTTAATTGCTTAAGAGCGTAATTTCCCGCCATCTTCCACGGATCAATACCTAGAAAGGCTTCATTAACTCCAAAATCTTTAGACTTCATCACTCTTCCTGATACTACGGGAAAAACGATCTTGGTCTCTGGATTTGATTGCGTTTAATAACTTGCGTTCAAGTATCGCAGCCTTTTCAGTATCATAATGTTTATTAATCATTTCTAATAGATTAATAGCACTAGTAATTATATTATGGGCTCGGCTTTCAATAATATGTGTAGTGTCACGATTATTGCCGATAATTTCTAATTCCTCTAAGAGGCTGCGAGTTTTCTTTTGCATATATGTAGATCCCTATATATATTTATCTCCTCGTTATCTTTAATAATGTATTAATTCTTGCATTAATTGCTGAACCCTCGATACGTTTCTCCCCAGGTTCTATAGTTTCATGGATTTTCTCATTAACTGAAGTAACTGTACTACTAGGCTTTAATCTACTCATAATATCATTTCCTGAGGGCTGGGGAGCAGGCCTATAACTGTTACTACCCTCAGGATCTGGGTCTGTAATCCTGAGAGTATTCAAATCAAACGCTAATTCAATGTTCTGACCAACACCCGAACTGCTACGGGTTTTCATTAATTGTAACTGATATTGTCCCTTTTCACGCATATGCCTGCTTGTGAAAATACCGAATACATTATCCGCAGTATTAATCTTACTAATACCGCCTGAAATATGACTATGGTCAAACTGAATTTCGTCAACCGCAGTACGATTCAATTGACTTGCTGTTACAAATAATACACGTAATTCTTTTGATAGATTACGTAATTCTTCCGATACATATTTGTCTTTAATAAACAAGTCGCTTGGACTGACCTTAGCACTTACTGGCATTAACAAATCCAAATAGTCAACACATAAAAAGTCTAATTTTTTCTTAGTCTTTACTTCTAATTCTTTACAATAACTACGTAAGTCGTTTACTGTGCTTTGTGCAGGGAGATATTTAATTTGCAATCCACCTGACTTTTTAGCCAACATCTTGACCTTCATCTCAACATTATCAATGTCTTTAAAGATATCACGACTTCCTGTATCAGTCATCATACTATCAATACGCATAGCACTTAGTTCTTCACTCAATTCTAATGTAATATAAGCACCATTCAATCCTGCTTGACTCCAGTTAACTGCTAAATTCTGCATGAACAAACTCTTACCTGATCCTGAACCACCTGCAAAGATATTCAATTCACCGCGGTTAAAACCACCATATAGTTTATTATCCATACAAGGCCAGCCTGTACTAATCTGACCATTACTATTCTTCAATAACATCAATCTTGCTCTTGGGTCTAAAAAGTAATCTGTACCCATGTCTTTTGTTAAACTAATCTGTACCGCGTCTTTGATTAGTTTCTCTACTGGGTTATAATCACCCTTCTCTAATAAGTCAGCACTCTTTAAAATTGCACGTTCTAATTCTTGTCTACGTGTAAACTTCTCAAACTCATCTAGGAACCAATCATAGTGACCCTGTTCAAAGTCTGTTACTGGTTCAATTTCTATATTTGTTACTGCTTTTACTTGTTCATTATCGGGCAACAAGTTGTACTTTTCCATATGTTCTTTGAAGAAGTTAGCCACAGGGCGTAAACTTTTATCAAAGTTTTCTGGGTTCATTATATTCATAACCCTAACATATAATTCTGCGTTTGTTATCATCATACGCAAAAATAATGTTTGTACATTTACATTATAATCTTCTACCATTCATTATCTTTCTTTTTTGCATTTGTATCTTAATCTTACTGTTAGTAGCATACTGTAGTATACTTAACAATGTAGGTAACTTACCATACTTAACTACTGCATCATTTACATCTTTAACGTCATTATGCCATATTGGTAAACTAACACTATATCCTAACTCCAATGCACGGTCAGTCATCTTTAGTCCTGCTTCATCTTGGTCTGGAACTACAATGATACGTTTACCTAAACTGTTTAAAATTTCTGCTTGTTCGTTGCTTATATCGTCATGCATTACTGCAACACCATCAATACTAATTGCATCGAAAATACCTTCGGTTACTATACATACTTGATAGTCTTGTTTTTGCTTGTTAGTATTGAACACATAACCAGGTTGCTGGTTATTAAGATATTTAGGTATTCTGTTATCTAAAAATCTGCTAGTGTTGCCTACGATTCTGTTCTTATAATAGTATGGAACTACTATACGATTGTTGTTGCGACCTTCGTCATTTGGAGTAACTATAAATCTATAGTTGTGTATATCTATCTTGCGTTTTATTAGATAATCTACGTATACTTTATGTTTTGGGTTATTTATATCTAACTCTTCACCTTCTGGTAATTGAGTAGTGTTAAACTTGACGTTGTTCTTTTTCTTTTGTATCGTAAAGTCTAGTAAGTCTTTATATTGTAAACTCTCTAAACTCCAACGCTGTACTTCCACCTCATCTACACCCAACCATCCTAGATATTTTCTAGTGTTTGCGCTAATAGGCTTACCTAATGTAAAACTACATTTGAACCCACAATTGAAGCAATGCATAACCCAATTCTGACCTTCAAATTTTAGTCCACCTCTATTTCTAGTATCGGGTCGATGACCACCATAATT